GCCCCCTTTAGTTAGATTTCAGAATCTTCAGGTATGTACTGCTCGAGGGTGCTAAGCGCCTCTTGCAATAGACTTTCATCAAAACAATTTTTAACAGCCTGATTAACTTCAGCCTGTAGAGTTTTGATACCAGCCATACGATCTTTAAGCACATCTTGATTTTTTGCTTTAATCGCCTTAGCTAACTTACCAGCCTTAGCTAAATTTTCAGGTGTAGCTTTAGCTGTAAGCATTGCAATTTCAGCCTGTAATTCTGAGATGGGCTTAGCTTTTAACTCATCCATAGCTAGCTGGGCTTTACTGCGTTGATCCGCCTTTTTTTGCCCTTCAACTGATGGGCTGGCTGGCTTTACTAAAGCGTAATTATCTTCTAGCCTTTTAGTAAAGCGTTTCCACATCCCTTTGACTGTATCAGTTTCAAATAATGCTGTTAAGGGCATTGTGATATCTAACCCTTTTTTCTTCGCATAAGCCAGCTTCATTACTTCGCTACCAGCTACCCAGATATGGTAATCAGCTTGCTTAATAATTTTGCCATCGATCTCTACAGCGATCTCTACAGCCCGAGCAAAATCCTCTACAGCCTGATCCGCATCTACTTCACTAACAGCAAACAAGTCACCAATACTATTAAATATTGATACCTGATCATCACTTAATGCAAATTGGATATTATCCATTTTTAATACTCCCGATTAGGTTAATTCACTAGCGAACCATTCACTAGCTAAGATAAATCTTAACATACTATTGAAATAAATACTGGATTATTTTCATTTAATTTAATTTACTTTTACTAGCTGGTGCGTCGCATTAACTAGCTGGTGCGTCGCATTAATTAATATAATTTTCGGCTGAGACCCAGCCGGACCGGAGGCCCCATTTTGATCTGGGCAACTTTCAGCAGCTGACCACCAGGGCGATCGCGACCCGCAAACCCTTACCCCACCTACCCCCGACCCCCAGCTATGCAGTTAGGAGTCCCGCCTACACCATGTATACAAGGTTTTGCACGATAGATACTTCATTTTAAAAAATTCATAACTTAAGTAGTAAATGCACACAAGATGCTCAACATGTTCAAGGCCCTCTTCAGAGTATCCTATGCGCAAGCAATAGATAAGTTGATTCACCTGGCAACTAAATATTAATTACACCCCCCACCCCCCACTTAAATATCCACAGCTCCCCCACAATCTCCCACATAGGAATAGGCCCCCATCAAAAATTTTGGGACTCCACCCCCCGGGGGGTATATAATTTTTATTGCTCTTCACGTGAGCTCGGGGGAAAGCAAATGTTTTCATGCTTCACATACATGACTGTTAGTACCCCACCTTTACATAACTAATAAAATACTGATACACTCCGCATAACGTAACCTCACAAACAAGGTCGTATGCATATACCTGTTGAGCCAAACCTCGACAAACCAATACCGTTCTTAGCCCAATCACAAACCGGCAAGACGTATGAAGATCGGTTAAAAGTTGCTGGTAATACAGCAATGCTCCTAAAAGAACTAGGAGCAGACTATGACTTGTCCCCAGAAGAAGATGCCAAAGCAAAAGAAATGATTGCTAGGCTAAAGCCTGCGGAGGGTAAAAATAGCAATGCTGCCCCAGAAGAGAAGGCACTACAAAACGTAGGTGTTGCCTTAAAGATAGGTGGGTACTTAAATGAGTATGAGAAGCAGATTGTTGCAGATAAGATCCAGGTTAGAACAGTTGTAATCAATCGTTTAATGGAGATTAGCCAGGATGATGACAACAAAATAGCTCTAAAAGCCCTGGAATTACTAGGAAAAGCATCGGATTTGTTTACAGAACGTTCAGAAATTACCATCACACATAAGACTAGTGATGAGCTTAAGGTTGCAATCAAGGAGCGTATTGCTCAACTTATGCAAATGCAGCAAATTGATAACAAAGGTAAGACAGAAACCCGGTTGTCTCAGCTAACAAATAAAGCAGAAGTGGTAGATGCTGAGGCAAAAGAGGTTTAAATGAGCCTTCAATCAACCCAAAAACCAAAAAATAAACTCAAAATACAGCTATCTGTAGAGGAATTACAGGCGTTGGACCAAAATTTGGACACAATGAGCGAAGCGGAGCTCAGAACGTGGTTAAAAAGCCTAGATACCACTGTAGTAAATGAAGAAAAAGACAATGCCCAAGAAAAATTCATGGATTTTGTCAAAAAAGTCTGGCCTAGCTTTATAGAAGGAGCACATCATGATGAGATGGCAGAAGCGTTTGAGCGAGTCGCCAAGGGAGAATGCAAACGACTTATTATTAATATGCCACCTAGGCATACAAAATCTGAATTTGCTAGTTACCTCCTTCCTGCTTGGTTTTTGGGCAAATTTCCAGAGAAAAAGGTTATTCAAACCTCCCATACCGCTGAGCTCGCTGTGGGCTTCGGACGCAAAGTCCGTAACTTGGTCGACTCAGACATATACAAGTCAATATTTCCAGGAGTTGGGCTCCAAGCAGATAGTAAAGCGGCAGGTCGTTGGGCAACTAATAAGGGTGGAGATTACTTTGCAATTGGTGTTGGCGGAGCGGTCACTGGTAAAGGCGCAGATATTCTCATTATTGACGACCCGCATTCAGAACAAGAAGCAACTCTAGCTGAGAATAACCCAGAGGTGTACGACAAGACGTACGAGTGGTATACATCTGGACCTCGTCAGCGTCTGCAGCCAGGCGGGGCAATTATTATAGTAATGACCCGGTGGTCTAAGAAGGATTTGACTGCTCAGGTGGTTAAAGCGGCGCAACAACGCTCGGGAGAAGAGTGGGCAGTTATTGAATTTCCTGCAATTTTGGATGATGGTGACCCACTGTGGCCTGGTTTTTGGAGTTTAGAAGAACTAACCGCATTAAAAACAGAACTTCCTAGTGCCAAATGGCAGGCACAGTACATGCAGGCGCCAACAAGTGACGTCAGCGCTATTATTAAGAGGGAGTGGTGGCAACTTTGGGAACATGAGTACCCCCCTGAGTGTGAGTTTACGATCCAGTCGTGGGATACAGCTTTCCTAAAGACCCAGAGGTCAGACTATTGCGCTTGTACGACTTGGGGAGTGTTTTACCAGAACAATAGTCGGGGGGTGATGGTACCAAACATCATCTTGTTAAATGCTTTTAAAGAACGTATGGAGTTTCCAGAACTAAAAGCTAAGGCAATGGAACACTATAAAGAATGGGAGCCTGATGCTCTTATTGTTGAAGCTAAAGCTTCTGGAGCCCCACTAGTATTTGAATTAAGAGCTATGGGCATACCTGTTCAAGAATATGTTCCAAGTAGGGGTAGTGATAAAATTGCCCGCTTGAACGCAGTTGCTGATATATTTGCATCTGGAAGAGTATGGGTGCCTAATACACATTGGGCAGATGAGTTAGTCGAAGAGACTGCATCTTTTCCTAGTGGAGAACATGACGACTTAGTGGATTCGATGACTCAAGCACTATTAAGATATAGAAGAGGCGGCTTTGTAACACTAGAGTCTGATTATGAAGATGAGCCAAGGCAGTTTAAGTCAAGTAGACACAAAGGCTACTACAACGTATAGGTAAACATATGGCAATAGATAAATCGCTATCACAAGCCCCGTTAGGATTAGCTGCACTTCCAATGATGGAAGAAGGGCCAGAGATTGAAATTGAGATTGAAGATCCTGAATCAGTTGAGATTGGTATTGATGGTATGCCAATACTGCGTATTGAGGAAGAAGAGCCAAGCGATAAAGACTTTGATGCCAACCTAGCAGAGTACATGAGCGAAGACGATCTACAGTCTTTAGCTAGTGATTTAGTTAGTGATTTTGATGATGACGTTAGTTCACGCAAAGACTGGATGCAGACTTACGTTGACGGTATCCAACTATTAGGTATGAATATAGAAGAGCGTTCCGAACCATGGGAAGGCGCTTGTGGTGTATATCACCCACTGCTATCTGAAGCACTTGTTAAGTTTCAAGCTGAAACTATCATGGAGACTTTTCCATCAGCCGGTCCAGTAAAGACAACTCTTGTTGGTAGAGAGACGCAAGAAAAGAAAGACGCTGCTGAACGTGTTGCTGATGATATGAACTATCAGTTAACAGATGTAATGCAAGAATTTAGACCTGAGCATGAGCGTATGCTCTGGGGCTTAGGTTTGTCAGGTAATGCGTTTAAAAAGGTGTACTACGATCCAAGTATTGGACGTCAGGTATCTATGTTTGTACCTGCAGAAGACTTAGTTGTTCCTTACGGTGCTACTGATTTAGCTAGTTCACCACGAGTCACGCATGTAATGCGTAAGACTCCAAACGAAGTTAAGAAGTTGCAATACGCTGGGTTTTGGAGAGATGTTGAATTACCTGAACCTGTTAACTCGTTGGATGAAGTTGAGAAGAAGATCGCTGAAAAGATGGGCTTTAGAGCTACATCAGACGATCGTTACAAAATCCTTGAAATGCAAGTTGACCTTGATCTTCCTGGTTATGAAGATGAAGACGACGGAGAAGCTACTGGTATAGCACTACCTTACATAGTTACTTTAGATAAAGCTAACAGTACAGTTCTTGCAATCCGTCGCAATTGGAGGCCAGAAGATGAGCATCATAAAAAACGTTCGCATTTTGTGCATTATGGTTATGTTCCCGGTTTTGGTTTCTATTGCTTTGGGCTTATTCACCTCATCGGGGCGTTTGCTAAATCAGGTACTAGTATCCTCCGTCAACTCGTTGATGCTGGATCGTTGGCAAATCTGCCTGGTGGATTTAAAACCCGTGGATTGCGAATCAAAGGTGACGATACTCCCATAAGTCCTGGAGAGTTCCGTGATGTCGACGTGCCTAGTGGAGCAATTAAAGATAACTTGATGACCTTGCCATATAAAGAACCTAGTCAGGTTCTAGCGCAATTAATGAATCAAATTATTGAAGAAGGACGTCGTTTTGCTTCTGCAGCAGATATGAAAGTAAGCGACATGAGTGCGCAAGCACCTGTCGGAACAACCTTAGCTATTCTGGAGCGTACATTAAAAGTAATGTCCGCTGTACAAGCTCGCATCCACTATTCATTTAAAGAAGAGCTCAAGTTACTTCGTGACATCATTCGTGATTACACTCCAGATACTTATACCTATGAGCCAGTAGAAGGTTCGCCAAGAGCAAAGAAGTCTGACTACGACAACGTCAATGTCATTCCAGTTTCAGATCCAAATGCAGCAACAATGGCCCAGAAGATTGTGCAATATCAAGCAGTCTTGCAACTTGCTCAACAATCTCCACAGATATATAACATGCCAAAACTACATCGCCAGATGTTAGATGTGTTAGGTATTAAAAACGCTCAGCAGTTGGTTAAGCTACCAGAAGATCAGAAACCTGAAGATCCTGTTACTGAAAATCAAAACATCTTAATGATGAAACCAGTCAAGGCGTTCTATTATCAAGATCATCAGGCACACATCACGGTGCATATGTCTGCTATGCAAGATCCAAAGATTATGCAGTTAGTTGGACAAAATCCACAGGCGCAAGCTATGCAAGGTGCAATGATGGCACACGTCAATGAGCACGTTGCTTATGAATATCGCAAGCAAATGGAAATGGAAATGGGTATTGAGTTACCGTTCCATCCTGATGACGATGAAGCAGACGATAAAGTTATGCCACAAGAGCTTGAAGTTCGGGTATCTCAATTGGCAGCACAAGCATCTCAAGTTTTATTACAACGAGATACTAATGAGATGCGGGCACAGCAAGCACAACAAGCTCAACAAGATCCACTTATTCAGTTACAACAACAAGAGCTTCAGCTTAAACAAGCTGAGTTGGATCTTAAGGCTAAGAAGCTTGCCGTTGACGCTGCTGATAAAGCTGACAAATTACAAATTGAGCATGACCGTATAAATTCACAAGAGCAAATTGCTGGTATGAATGCCCAGATTAAAGTTAATGAGGACGCTAAAAACCGAGAAGCAAAAGAAAAAGAAATAGGCGCCAAGTTAGGTATTGATCTGGCTAAAGCCAAGGCTCAAATGCAACAACGCAAAGGATAATAATGGATGCAGCTGATGTTCTAGTACAAACCCTAGACAAAGAAGTGATAGCAAAACGAGAATGGGTAACCTCTGGACAAGCCAAAGATTACGCCGAGTATCAAAAAATTTGTGGAGAGGTTAAAGGTCTACTCTTTGCAAAGCAAGAAATATTAGACCTTAAACAAAAAATGGAGCATTCTAATGAGTGAAATCCTTATTGGCACAAACCCCAATAAACCACAAATAGTAGGAGCAATAAATTTTGAGGCAACAGAAGCCGAGAAAGCAAAGCAATTACCTACTCCATCGGGGTATCGCATTCTTTGTGCTATACCTGAAACTGAAAAAGAGTTTGAGTCTGGCATTCTTAAACCTGATGAACTGATTAGAACTGATGAACTTTTAACCACTGTTCTATTTGTTGTTGAATTAGGTTTAGACTGCTACAAAGACAAAGAACGTTTCCCTAATGGCCCTTACTGTAAAGAAGGGGATTTTATTTTAGTTCGCCCTAATGCCGGGACAAGACTGGTAATACACGGACGAGAATTTCGCATTATTAATGATGATTCTGTGGAGGCTGTAGTTCAAGACCCCCGTGGGATTACACGCAAATTTATCTAAGGAGCCCACAAAATGGCTGAATTTGAAAAAGATGACTTTAAATTTCCCCACGAAGCAGGAGAAGCTAAGGGTAAACCCTTAGACGCTGAGGAAGAAGTTGAGTACATTATCGAAGATGATACTCCTCCAGAGGACCGAAATCGGGATCCGCTACCTGCAGAAGTAATTAAAAGACTAGAAGATTCTGATGAAGAGCATGAAAATCTAGATCCTAAAGCCCAAATAGCACGGATTAAAGCCTATAAAAAGGCTTGGAACGACGAGCGTCGAATTAAAGACGATGCTATGCGGGAGCAAAAAGCAGCATTTGACCTAGCAAAACAGGTTATTGAAGAGAATAAACAACTCAAAGCCCAATACAATGCTGGCGAGAAGACTTATATAGAGACGGTGCAAAACGCTGCCGATACTACATTAGCTATGGCTAAGCGTGAGTACAAGGAAGCACTTGAGTCTGGTGACTCGGATCGCATTGTTGAGTCACAAACGGCTCTTTCTGAAGCAACATATAAATCTCAGCAGGCAAAACAATTTAAGCCAAGTGCTTTACAAAATGAAAAAACTGAGGTACAACTACAACAATTACAGCAAC